TAAGAATTCTCCGGCTTGCGTGATGGCATCTGCGTAGGCCTGACCAAGCACCTCAGCGATCTCAGGGGCTGCAGACAGCTGAACTTCATCGTGGACCGTTGCGCAATAGTTCCAACCTATTGGCATCCAGTGCTCATCGACAAGGCCGAGCTTCGGAAGTATGTGAAAGTGGAATTGGTTTGTTGCTTCTTTCATAACAACCGCACCAGCACCTTGCAAAAGCGTGTTGAGGGCTGAGTGCTGGCCGTTTGTAGCGATCTTCCTGCCATCTAAGCCCTTCAGCCACTTCTGCTTTTTGTCGCGGTCCTGGCAGACCTCAATTAGCTTATCCAGGCCCGTGATACCTTTAAGCAGCGAGTTCCGAATCTTCTTGCCGTTCGGTCGCGTGATTGCCATCGGTTTGAGCCCCGCGTTCTTAGCATCAGTTGCATGCACATCAGCGAGCTTTACATCACCAGCCCCATACAAGAACGCGTAGATGAGGGTTTTGGCAGAGTCACGACTGTTTAAGCCTGCTAGCTTTTGCGTGCGAGTGTGTGCATCCGTACCTTCAGAAGCCGTACCAGATATCACAGCCTTGGCATACTCGCCCCCATCCCATATAGCTAGATAGTGCGCAAGCATTCGAAGCTCTAGCCCGGAGGCATCACAGCCCACAAGTTTGTGCCCGTGATCCGGCACCCACACCTGACGCATTCGGATGTCTTTCTTATCCACTTGGCCCATGTTGGGATTAAAGTGGCTCATGCGATGCGTGCGGCAGCCCACAGACTTTACCCGCCCGTGCACCCGCCCATCTTTCTCCAACTTGAGCCACGCGTTCTTGCCACCAGCCAACTGCGACAGCTGCTTCTCTACCCGAAACAGCCGTTTTAAAGGTTCAGCTTCAGGCACTCGAAGATTGGCCAGTACCGACTCATCGATCTGGGGTACCCCGCTCGGAGTGAACTTGCTAGGTTTCCAAGCAGGGTACTTACTGGTCAATCGACGTACAATTTGCAGCCTAGATCCAGCGTTAAACACTTCGCACTTTATTTTGGTGTACGGAGCGCCTTTAGTGATCCCACGTGACTTGTTCTGGACCTTTGGGTCAGCAACCTTGATGTTTGCCCAGCGATGTTCGTTATGGTCCCATGTGGCTCCATCTGGGATGTACTGTGGTGGGAACGTATCACCCATATCACGATCAAGCAGCACTGCCTCCTCAGTCAGTACGCTTTCAAGCTCGCGTGCTTTATCCAGGTCGAGCCTAAACCCGTGAGCCTGCTGTAATGCAAGAGCCCAGCACGTTTGGTGCTCATTGACGATTGAGGGCCTCCAGTCGATGTTTTCGTGCACAAGGTCATGCTTCATCTGCGCCTGCAATTTGTGGTAGATCTTCATATTGATCTCCACATCGCGCTCGCAATACAGGAACATTTCTTTGAACTGTTGCTCGCGTGTTTTTCCGTCTTCCAGCTGCATGGTGAAGTTCGTAAAGTCACCCTTCTCAGCCCCAAACTCTTGGCCGTATGCTTTGATGGCATGTGAGCGTCGTTCTGGCTCAATTAGGGCTGCTACAACGATTGAATCCCAAAGCTGCTCAAACCTTAGAGTGTTGGGATAAAGTTTGTGCAGGGCCCAATAGTCAAACCCAATGAGGTTGTGCGCGACTACTCTGTCAGCTGCAACCAGACGCTCAATACCTGTTTGCAATGATGGGTAGTCATCATCATAATCAGTATAGGTTTGTATTTCGCCCGTCACCGGATCGCCGATGCCACAGGACCAAATGGTCGTCATGCTATCGACAAAACCATCTGTTTCTAAGTCAAAAATCAGGGTCTTCATGAGCTCCTCCGTTAAGGTCTCTCGTAAACAATAAAGCGGTATGGTATTTTTTGAGGTTTAGCAGGCATGGTCACTTTGGTAGCACGCCACTTGTTCTTGTTCCAAGCTGGGAAAAACGCATCTGCATCAGTCACCTTTGTTTGCACTTCAGTGAGGTACAGCTTGTCAACGTACGGGAGTGCATCGGTGTAGACCTGTTGGCCTCCAATGACTATTACCTCGGCGACATCCTCCGCTATTGCTATCGCGTGGTGCATGTTGCGAGCAACCAGGACACCAGGATGGCTCCAGTCAGGGTTGCGGGTCAGTACAATATGAATGCGCCCGGGGAGAACCCGACCAATAGATTCAAATGTCTTGCGCCCCATCAGGATGGGTTTGCCCATTGTTACTGCTTTGAAATACTCCAGATCTTCTGGGATGTGCCAGGGCAACGCGCCCTGCTTACCGATTACATTGTCAGCATTTACAGCTGCAATTATTGATAGCTTCATTAGTGTCTCCAAATAAAAAAGGGGCCTTGCGACCCCTGATGGTTTAACCTCCGATGTCAACAAGCTCGCAGCTGTCACCGCTACATGCCATGGTCTGGCTGCTCACTGTTGTATCTTCTTTTTCAAACTCCTGTAGCCCCGTCCAGTCGATAGCCGTAGGCATATCAGCAAATGCTGCTTCGTATGCTTCTGCGGTAATCTCTTGGTAAGGAGCTTGCTTGTAGGTGTGGTCCGAATGCGGCAGGAATGACACACCTGAGACCTCATCAAAGTGCTTATAAACCCAAGCGCCAACATCAAGCCACTCCTCATTGCGGACTGTGATGGTCACCGAAGGCTTGTGCTCACACCAATGGCGCTGGTACATCAGCCAAATTTCTAGCTGCTGAATAGCGTTGATGTCATCACGGGTCACTGCGCCCTCAGGTGCTTTGGTTGGGAAGCTAAAGACCGTTGTTGTGTTGCCCCGGTACGCGCATGGCTCACTTGGTATGCCCTTAGCCTGGAGGAACTGCGTTAGTGGATCCTTGTTATCACCGCGCACAGTCCTGATATAGTACTCAGAATGGCGTGTATGAATCCCGGATGCTGAATCGACCAGTTGGGAAACTGTGCCCGATGGCTTCACAGCGGTGATGGCTGTTGAGACTTCGACGCCTAGGTTTTCGGCCCAGAGCTCATTAGTATCAATAGCAACCTGTTTAAGGCGCTCCAGGATCCCGGCAGCATCAGGTCCAGTAGAAACCTGATAGTTGTCCATGATGCCTGTCATCGATACACCCAGCAGCCTTTCCTCTGACGTGTTGTTTTCCCAGAGCTTTCTTAAGTATGGGAATTTGGTGTAGGTTGATTGGATTGTGCCCAGGATAGACGCCACTCGAACCTTTTGCTCAAGCGATGCTTCAGTGTCATCAGCCCGGATCACAACCTCGGTTAGGTTGCAAAACTGGTACGGGCGCAAAATGATTTCGCTGCACGGATTGGTGCCAAAGTCGCGTGAGGCGTCCCTGCGGCCGTTCTTACCAGCCTGCTTCTGTGAGGCTATGCGTGAAAATATGCCACGCTCGCCAGACTTAGATTCAACCAGGGCAGACCACTCACGCAGGAACGTTTCAACATCAGGCTTCTCGGTGTATGCCACTGAGTTGTTTGCTAGCCCTCGTTGCGGCTCCATGTCGTACCAGTTGCCAGACTTAGCATGACGCATGCGGTCATCGGACAGGTTAGACAGACTAATCATGGCTGAACGCCTAACGCCACCAGCTACAACCACCTCACCGATTTTGCACATGATGTCATGGCACTGGAGCGAGGACAGGCGACCGCCTGCTGCTGCTTTGAAGGTTTCACAAACAAAGGCAAATAGCTCTTCCAGGGGTGCAGGTCCGCTTGCACGGCCACCAAAGGTTTTGAGCTTTGTGCCTGCTGCGCGTACCCGGGAGACATCCCAAACTGGGACTTCACCAGACCACAACAGCGACATCAATTGGCGCAAGGCTTTTGCCCAGCCTTCTTTGCTATCACGTACCACAATCGTGGTCATGCTGGGAAATAACTCATCAGGCACATCAGGCAGCTTTGAGACATACTGCCGCTCGACAGAGAAGCCCACCCCCGTACCACACAACAGGATAAACATTGCTTCATCAAATGACTTTGGGTCATCGACAGGCAAATAGCTGCAGTTATAGGCACAGGTGTTATCGCGATCCATTGCGGGGCCTGCAGACATCAGGGCACGCATTGAGGGCATAACCTTTAGTTCAAGTATGCTAGTTCTTATTTCTTGGTATGTATCGGGATCAACTTTTTTGGCAACTACGTTGATCATGTAGCGGTCAACGGTTTCTTCCCAAGTCTCCCGGCGGGCTTCCTCAGGCAACCAGCGGGCATATCGGCTTAGGGCTATATATTTTTGGTACTCAGTCATCGTCTCGCTCATGTCTCTTTATTCCTTAAATGTCTGTAATTGAATCCCACGGCAGAGTGCTCGCAGCTTCGGTTGGGGTTTGGTTTGGTTCGTGGTCAACAGGATTCATGCGCCCTGTTTCAACGTTGTATTTAAGATGTCCTGCTGGTCCGACTTGCCCAAATGGGCGGTTTTTCAATAGCCTGAGTTTTGCGACATCAGAGTCGTCTTCCGCTTGCTGGTCTCGCTCGATACCAATGACGATATCGCTGAGCTGCTCTAACGCTGCACTCCCCCGCAAATCCGTGAGGGAAATAGAGCCACCTTCGTTGTAGCTTTTATTTTTGTCGCCTCGCTTAATGTGGCTAACTGCAATAACACCAGCGCCTGTGTTCTCAACCATCTGCCGCAGCTTGGTCATTAGCATGTCTAGGCTTTTGCGCTCGTCGTCAGTGCCACCTGATACCACCATGGACACATGGTCTAAAACGATAAAGTCGCACTCGAGCCCGACAGCCAGATACCGCATTTTGCCAATCAGCTTGTCGACCTCTGACGAGCCAAATGAGTCATAGAACGCAGCAGGCTCAACGACCTTTGAGTAAGATGCTTCCCACTGTTCCTGGGTCAGGATGCTGGACTCTTCCATCAAGTCACCCAGGGGCACGTTGTTATCCAGGGCAACCATTGCCTGCGCAGTTTTAGACACAGACTCTTCAAGCATCACATAGCCAACTTTCTGGCCGTGCTCAGTTGCAAGGTGGTAACCCAGTTCTCGGGTGAATGACGACTTGCCAATACCAGAACCTGCACAGACCATAACGAGCTCACGCTTTCGCAATCCTCGGATCATCTTGTTGAGCTGTAGATATGGAATGCAGCAGCCTTTCGGTGTGACGGCCTGGAGCTCAGCGATTGTCAGGTCGCTGCCCAGCACGATTCCCTCAGGGCTATAGGACTTGGCGTTGTAGACGCTATTTTTGAGCTCTTTAATTAACCCAGCTACCAGCATCTCGTTGGCATCTTTCAAGCTCAGCTGCACAATTTTGGCTTTGCCGGGTGAAAGTAGCTCAGCGCACTCTCGTGCACTTTCCTGCCCAGGTTCATCCATATCAAACATGAAGCAGACCTCGTCGAAGCTATCAACAAACTCGAGGTTCCTGCGAATGGCCTTAGCAGCGCCTGCAGCCCCGTTAGGTAGTGAGACCACTTCCCAGCTAGGTGCAACCGTTGCGTAGCTCAAGGCATCAAGCTCGCCTTCGGTAATAACCAAACGCTTGCCGCCACTCTTGAACTTATG